TCCCAACCACAGCTCTAGCACGTTCGCAGCCACCCAGACGCCTGTCTTTCCGACCTTGTAACCTGCTCTCCTTGCAGCTCTCTTCAGCTTGGCCTTAACTAGCTGCCTCTCCATGCGCGCGAGCGAATCCTTCGACGCTAGCGCGTGCAGGTTCTCCTGGGCTTTCAGCTTCTTCCTGCACAACTCCTTGTAGAAGCGCGCATACACTGAATCCTCAGGCAGTGCATCCACTCTATCGTGCGCCTTCATCATCGCCTCCTTGTAGAACATCGCCTTCTGCTCATCTGTAGGCTCGCTTGGCAACTTCTCCTTTGGTACAGTGGCGGAGGGTGCAACTTGTGCAGCATCCACCTCCTGTTTGCCCTCGCTAACCTTCTCTGGCTGTCCTCCTTGGGTCTCAAACTCTCCCTTTCCGAACACTTCCTTGAACCCTGACTTCGGCAGGTACTTCAAGTTCCTCTTCTTCGTTGCTAGCTCAGACACTCTCTGGTACGTCATGCCAGCCAACTCCACACCTTCGAAGTTCGCGTAGATTCCGACATCTACGGCCGCGGTGCTGTCTGCACCCACAGACTGCAGGGGGTTGAGCACATACAGCTCAATCGTGCCGAATACACCTCTGTAGTTCGGATCTGCCAGGTTTGCAATATCAAAGAACCTCCTGGGCAACACGAATGGGATTCTGAACTCAACCTCCTTGTCCGTCATCGCGGAAATCAGCACATGCGGGCTCATCATGGCAACCGCCACACTCTCCTGGCCTACGATGCCACCGATTGAACGGTTGACACCTGACCAATAGGGCTGGTAGCATGCCGCCATCTTGCCGTAGAACATCTTCTGTGTGCTGGGCTTCACTCCGATCCTCACGCACTTCACTGCGAGCTGCTGGAACTGGGACAGCTTGTCCTTTATGTTCTGCTCATTCACCAGGTACTGGGGTATCTGGATTGTAGCTATCTTCGTCCCTGCAGCCATCGTGTTCGTCCACGTGAAGTTGTAGATGTGGTATACTCTCTCTAGAACCTTCGCAAGTCCCTGGTCTGCGTACACTCCCATCTGCGGTCTCTCCATGGTTCCTTCGGGCATGGCAGTCTCCACCGCATCATGGAACGTCGTCAACGCAATGGTCTCGGCGGGGGTAGCTGATGGCGCAACTTGCGCTTCTTGCGTAGTAGCCACCTCTGGTCCACCTTGTACAATCACTTCAACTCCTTCCAGGTACTGCGCTTCAACCTTCGGCGGCATCAACAGCGAGCCGAAATCTGCATCTATTCCCTCTCCGTTGTGTTCCAGCCTGTGATAGCTGGTTCTCGCGTCTACACCCTGGCCGATGACTCTTGCGTGCCATCTCCAGTAATCGTAGACCGGGGGCGTACAGTTGTTATTTACACACGCCCGCGACAGTCTCTTGTGCAACTCCATCGCCTTCTCCTCACCATGAGCATACGCATAGCTCATCGCCACTTCACAATTCACTTCAGTGGCCGTTCTGGGCGAGTAAAAGGGCCCGCTCTTAGTGATCCACTTCGGTATCTCTTCAATGACCGACCACTCTAGCGGCGCAAAGTAGAAGCCGTCTCTATATACAATGCCTCTCTTCAGGAATCGCACCTCGTCTAGCGGTATCCACTTTCTAATCGCTCCTTCCTTCTTGCTCGGGTCTGTATATACAAGGCCCAACTCTGCGAACACCTTCTGCAGTGTGCACATGTTGAACCACTCCACCACGCCTTCTGAAACTCTCAACCAGGAATCGTCTCCTGCGAACTTGTCTCCGACGTGCCGCTGGTACTCTCCCATCGGCGGCAGTCCTCCTCGCTCCATCTCTCCTGCACGCAGCCACGCGTAGCAGTGGAGCAGCTTGTTCAGCACTGTGTTGAGCTGGGCCGTAATCGGGCAACCGCTTGGTAGCGACTGCACCATCTCGTAGATCACCCGCACAAACAAGTGTCTGTGTCTAACTACTCCTGCATCCCACAAGCACCTCATCGCGTGAATGATCCTGTCCAGCTTCTCTTCGTCTGCGTACAGTCTCCTTCCCCACTCTTCGAACACCTTCCACGTCGTCTGCATCAGCTCTTGCCACTGCGAGTACTCATAGCCGTTAAAGTCACCGGCTAGGTCCTTGCTCCTGGCACCAGCCACGCTCGCCTTGAGGAAAGAACTTCCCCAATCTTCCGAGTCTGGGTTGATGCCTAGAGCAGAGAAACCTGTCACATGGTCTCTGCCCAGGGCTTCGATAAACGAGCCGAAATACTTCCTCATCATCACGAGGTAGTGCAGTGGCGCTCCGGAAATCTTCCTCGTCGCACCGATCTTCACCTTCTCCAGCTTCAATCTCTCATCCTTGAAAAAGTCCGTGTAAATCACAGCTGGAGCTTCTCTCTTTCCATCAAAGTGGTCCTCCCACTGCTGGCACACTTCTTCCAGCCACGGTGGGGCCACCCACGCGCCCGGTGCTCCGCCAAGGTGGTGCGCCTTGGTGGGCCCTCCCATAAAGTTCCTGGGGTATCCCACCGAGGTCGACGCATCCAGCCCGGCCATGTAGAACCAGCCGCGCACTCCGTTCAGGGCTTCCTCTGTCGTTAGCACCTTGGCTCCCGTGAACAGCGGCATTTGATTTTGCACATAGGGCAAGAAGACTCCTTCCAGTCTCTTCCAGTGCCTCAAATCCGCTGGATTTCTGTCCATCTTGTTGAACACATACTGTGCTGGCCACACGCTTGGGTCCGTCTTGCTCCTTCTTAGGGTAGCAGGGGCGGTAATCGCAGGCGCTAGTTCTCCAGCTATCAGTGAGGGCGTGATCTTCGTGCTCGCAGGCAACCTGTAGGTCTGGTTTTCTGGGAGCACCCCGAGCACTCTCGCTACTGGCGGGAAGATGGGGTCGTCTCTGGTCGCCACGTACTCTGGCAGGTCGGCCAATTGTTCTTCCTCCGTGACCGTATTCTCTCCAGTTCCTCCCTGCACTTCCACCGTCTGTGCAAAGTAGTCTTCTTTCGGTGGCTTTCCAGTGGGCGGGCTGTTTCTTGGTTTCACCAACCCGTCAATCACCTCCTTCACCAGCTCTGCTCCAAGCGCGATGTCGTGCTTTGTAGTCGCACCGACATGCATAGCAACGATCTTGTACCTCGCGCTAGGTGAACAGTTCAGGTATAGTGATCCACACTCTCCGTGCACTGTAGGCAGGTGCATAGCCACCACTCTGGGCACATCGTAGTGCTGCCCTTCATTGGTGTCGTACTCCACACCTCCCCATCGCTTCACGCTGCTTCCGACTCTCATCACAACGGATCCGTCCTTGCGCATGGTCAGCATGGTCAGGCAAGACGAAATGTCCTCTTGCGTGTCGTCCACTGACGCAATCTGTGATGACAAGGTCTTGACATGCGGCATCGGTCTCTTAAACTCGATGACTGCAATGTCTGACTCCTCATCAAAGACAACAGATTCGATCTTGTCGTCAACGAACTCCCAGTCCTTCCCTGGTCCTGGTGCTCTGATCCAAAGCTGCCAACCTTGCTTGTAACGTGCCTCCGCTGCTTCGAACATGTGGCGCACCGTCACCAAACGGTCGCAGTCCACGAAGAAGCCTACAACGTGCATGGCTTCCTCGCTTCCCATGTCCTTGAATCTCAGCAGGCGCAAATTGGGCGCAATGCTCTTCTCCACTTGGTCCATCACCGCTTCGTTTCCACCCTGCACAACTACCTTTCCGTACTTGCTCGTGTTGAACTTCTTCGGCTTCGCAACTGGTATGCCTCTCTTCTTCCTCACATAGTCGTATGCTTTGTCTTGTTCTGACTGAGGCACAATCAGTATCTCTCCTTTCGTGTGTCTGGACATCTTCGATGACATCCACTCTCCGACTTCTGAGATGGTGTTGGAAAAGAATCCCATCAACCACCATCCAGCAGCCAGGAAGGTACTGACAGCTGCGATCCAACCCACAGCCTGCACAATGAAGTGCAGGAGCGGGTGTTCCGCAACCTTCACAGTAAACCAGTCCCTGGCTCTCTGCAGCTGACCCCACAATCCTTTCTTGTGGCCAACATGCAGTCTTGTCTTGATCTCTTCCATCTCCACAATCGCCTCCCAGGCATCGTTCCACTGGGGGCTTCCGGGTATCACCTCAAGCTGTCTCAAGACTTCAGTGCATGAGACTTTCACAAACGTCATATAGTCCGGTGAATCCCGCTTCGGCGCTGTCTTCTTTCCTGCAGTCAGCACCTGTGTAATGAAGTCGTCTTCACTCAGTGACGAGAGCTGCTCCATGAGCGCTTCCATCGCCACGAGGTGGTTGCTCGCATCTTCTATCGTATCCATCACGTTCTTCCTCATCTTGGGGAGGTCCATTTCCTTCTTGGCCTCCTTTGGCACGCTCTTGCTTGGTTCCATCTGCACTTGCACATCCTGCCTGATCTTGTTTCTCAGGTACTCTGTGATCG